TTAGCTTTAAATGCCCTTGCAAGAAACTCTGGATCAGAACCCATACCGCCCCTAGCGGAAGCGGCTAGATAATCAAGCATTGCAACTTGATCTTCACCTAATGATTGCATCATGACGGACCGCATACTTGTTCCGCCGTACTCATAGTCTCTAAAGTTTGTATAGTGAGATAAAAGAGAGCTAGGACTTCCACCTAAGAAATTACCATTAGCAAACGAAGACAGTGACTCATGCAAAGATTGAGGCATTACAGATAAACTGCCAGTAGCATTTAGTATTGCTTGGCCTTGCTCTGTTTGCATTAGCTCTGGATCAGACCAAAATGAAGAAAGCAAAACACCTTGCGGTAACTGAAATTCCAAAGCTTCTTCTACAATCTCACGATCAGCCTGACTTGTTGGATCACCTTGACCTTGCTCAATGCGTTTAAGGTTTGCATATTTCTTAGCACGTTCTGCTGCTAAATTCCTGCGCTTTGTTGCACGAGTGGCATTCGTATTAAAGTGAGTTCTAACCTCGCCTTCACGCCCAGATTTTGCTGCATATTGTCGAGCATCATTAAGTAAAGCAATTTGATCTGGCCTTAAATTATCAGTAGCTTTTCCACCAGCAAGATATGTAGCTGCATCTGTTGCGCTTTCTTCTGATGGGTTCTTCTCAAAGTATTCGCTTACTTTTGCTTGCGCTGCAGCAAATTGTATTTCTTTAGAGTATGAATCTGCTAAAGCTGGATCAAGATTTTTTATCTTAGAAATTCCTGCAGTTATAGATTGGACTTGCTTTCCTACGGACTCACCACGCTCTCCATTAAGATTGCTAATTTGAAATTCAAAAGTTTTAGCTTGGGATGCAGCACCAGCTTGATTGTTGCTATCAATATACTTTGCAGTAGAATCTCTGTAAGAGCCAATGAAAGGCAGAAAATCNTCTAGGATTTTAGGATCAACCTTAGAATCAAGACTGATTAATGCTTGTAGTGACTGCTGTGAACTTTGTGGAGCAAGCAAAGGATTTNTATCAAAGATAGCTTTCTCAAGCTGATTCGTTTCTTTCTTTGACAACCCACTAACGGCGCGAAGCATTAAGCCTTCAACTGTGCCAGCCANAATCTTATCACGATTTTCAAGCATTGTCTTAGATAAATCTGACTTGCCATCTCGTAGTGCATTGCGCGCAATGTCGGTGTACTGATTGTACTTGTCTACAGAATAAACTGCGATGGTTGCTGGTGGTACTCTAACATCCCTCGCTATATCCACCGCATTAGAAATAGAGGCAATCATATTTTGCTCCATATCAAATACGCTTATTGCTTCAGCAGCTTCTATCTGTCGAACTTCTTGAGCCTGTATTACATTAGCTCTTTGCACTGCGTCAGAAAGCAATCCATCAGAAAACTTCTCTAGTTGAGAAAGAGCACTATAGTTAGAACCCATTTCTCTCATAGCGTCTGCTACATAAGAAAACTCTTTTGGCACTAATCCAGCGTTCTGAGTGCCGACTGCTTGTTGCAAGAGTTGTAAAGTTTCAGGATCATCGGTTTGGTTTGTGGCGTATCGAATAAGGCCACGAGTAACTGCAAGCTGTTTGCCTTCACTCATACTAGACAAAGCACTGCTATCAAATAATCCAGAGTTAACACCATCATTAACAGTGTTTTCAACTTGTTGAATAAGCGAATTAGTTTGTGTTGCCCCTTCAAGCGCAGACGGACCTATTTGTGTTATTAAACCCTCAATGCTTTCATAGCCATTCTCTACGGCTAGAGCTTGCGATGTAGCCGCCGCTGTTCTTTCTCTGCGGATTTGTGCAGCCGCAAGATTTGTTTTTGTAGCGTTGAGGTAAGTTGTTCCAACATCCTGAATGTAAGTTTTAAAAGAACCTTCAGCCTCATTTGACATTGCTGCCATATAGTCTGACATTTCTGTTTCATACAAAGAAACGCCATTAGGGTTATCCTCATACTTTACAGAAAGTTCTTTAGCTTTGTTTTGTATTTCATCATCATACGATTGTTGAAACCTACGCATAACAACACGTTGATACGCTTCAGTCGCAGTTCTGCCAAAGCCCTCTGGTGCCACAAATGCTTCTGGCTTCCCAGTTCTAGGATCAATTGTAATTACCTGCTCGCGAGTAACAGCCGCTCCCGCTTCTGTCCCTGTCTTCTCAGCTTCAACAGCGGCCATCTCAAAGAAATCACCTGCAAGCTGATTAGCGCTATTGGACAGCGGCCATCTCAAAGAAATCACCTGCAAGCTGATTAGCGCTATTGGATATTGCCTCACCAATAATTCGACCGCCCTCAGATGCGCGAGCAACCCCAACAGGTCCAATCTTAAATTGTCTTTGCTCTCTGATTACAGCCATTTTAACACCTTATTTAGTTTGATTGTAGGAATTTATTCCGCTTACTAACGTGGTAAATGCACCAATATTTGCAGCAGTCATTCTAGCTCGGCCTTCTATGCGAGTTGCAGACGCTTGTTGCTGTAGCTTCATTCCTTGGGCCATGCCCATGAAGTCAGAGCGAGCTGTATCATCAGTAGCAATTTNCTTTTGCCTATCAAGAAATGCCCCAACACTTCTATCAGCGCCACCAATGTCACGACCCATTGCAGCAAAAGAGGCAATGTTAGAAGACAGGTTAGACCTGTATTGCTCCATTCTGTCATTGTTGCGTTGCTTTGCTTCTGTGTCACTAATTTTTCTCTGCGTCTCAATGTTGTAAGCATTTAAGTAAGCAGCTTTTTGCTGTGCTCGACCAGCTGCTATCTGACCAACTGCTTGAACGCCACCGGCTATAGCCATCATTGTAACTGGGTCCATTAGACTACTAACTCCACTATTAAGCCATTAACCTGCATTGCTAATGGATCATTTTGTTCAATTGTTACTTTAGGGTCGCGGCTATAACCAAGAACTCTAAATTCTTTTTTGCCAGTAAACTCAGTCTCAGTAACAAGATTATGCCCGTTTACCTTTAGCGATCGTGTTTGCTTTAAGTCAAGAACTACATTGGCAATTCCGCGAACTTCACCAGTAGCAGGGCCACTACCCATGTTAGCATCAATTGGGTTTGTAATAATCTTAGCAGTAAACTTCTTACCAACATAAGCGTGAGTAAAGCCCAGCCCAGAGTAAAGAGTTAAGTCTACGTCATCACCAGAATCTACAGTAAAAGAACCGAGATGGGACTGACCAGTACCGTCAGTAACTACAACATCAACAATATCACCGCTTGAGTAGACTGAACTTACATCAACTTTATTTGAATTAATTGCTCCATAAACATAGAAGTCCAAACCAATTTCACCAGAGAACTCACATAACTGCAACTTGCCAGCAGAGTTATAGACATTGGCAAACAATCTATCTTCGATAGCTACAGTAGAACCAAAGTCTCCATTCGTAGTTACTCTAGTCCATGAAGCTTTCTTCTCAGCCCTATTAGATGAAAACAAAGTCATCTCTCCATTGCCACTTGTTAATGCAGCATAGGAATCAGGAAAGCCAAATCCACTATGAACAACAGACAAATACTTAGGGCTATTTATTAAGTGCGAAGAAATCGTAGAAACGGCAGTAGACGTATAAGCTTCTTCACTGTCTGTAAAAAGAAACTCTCTGACAATCTTACCATTGCGCTGAGCAAAGATCGTTGCGCCATCAATAGGCATAGGTTCAATATGCTCACACCCGTATGGTGTTTGCTTTCTGATCTGTACGTTTGTTGGCGTAATGGCTTGATTGAGGTAAGTAGGAACATACAGTTCACTAGATGCAGTAAAGATTTGAAGGTCTCGGTTAGAGACTAGATACCTTATTTCGTTCACATCTCCTGTAGCTGCAACTAAAGAAATAGCATCATCATCAGCAGCATCACCTACATCAAAATTAAAGAACCTACCTATTTTGCTCATCCAGACATTATCGGGCTGTTCTATTGATCCACCAAAGACTAACCGATTCTGATGAAGCTCAACCGCAGCAGGATAACCTCTTTTTGCTGAAAGAGCTTGCTCATCCCATTGGCTAGTTGGAGCATGAGTTGTAAGTGTAACTTGACCTCCACCATCCACTGCGCTGGAAGCCGAGCCGCCAGCATTAAAAGTGTAAGTATTCTCATCGATTATACCAGATACAGTTCTCGAACCATTTAAATTGCCAGTATTAATGCCACCAGTAGCACTAGCCCCAGCTATTACAATTGTCTCATTGCCAGAATAACCGTGATTGATTTGAGTTACTTCAACACTTGCACTCCCATCTATAGTCCTAAACGGATTTAAAACTGAAAGCCTAATAGAAAGCTCATCAACAATATCTCCAGTTACTTGGGCTGCAGACTGAACGCTTGTAATTAATATTTCGTTTTGATCGTATCTAATTATAGTTCCAACATGAAGAGAGCTTGCATAGTTTCCACCTCCTTGACTTCCAGTTATATCAAAATAAGCAATAGCTTCATTAGCAGTAACGCCAGCAGTAACATTAGCCGCTGGATTTCCTACTGCAGCTATTTGAGTAACTGTTTTAAATGGTTTTAAACCAAGAGCCGTACCAGCATTTGCTCCTGTAATTGATTCAGTTAGGGCATTGCTATGAATATCAGTGCCAGTAACAGTAAATGAAATAGCAGAATCATTGCCAGAAGACGCTATTGTAATAAATCTTCCAGATGTAAATGTAGCAGAACCACCTGCTGTTAATGCTCCGTTTAAAACAAGATTAGCATTTAATCCCACAGCGGCTATTGTAGATATACCATTGTCATCCGCAGTTCCTGTAGTCTTTGATGTTGTAAATATAGCGCCAGTACCGCTTGTTTTCGAAGGATCAAGAATAGTGCCATGAGATTGAAACTGTGCGTATGGCTGAAAGGTAGAGCTATCATCTGCTCGCTTATCAAAAGCAAAAGTGCTTATTTCAAACGCAGTAAGGCTAGTTCTAGTTAACATCCGTGGAGCAAAAAGTGGGTGGCATATAAACTTAACGTCACCATACTGAGCCGTTGTATATTCTTGCAAATATTCCTGATCAAAAGGAAGGGCAGCACTGCTTGTATCTGCTGTTAGTGTAGTAACTAAACTGGTGGTGCCATCTTCTACTCTAAAGCAACGAACCTTTTGATGTTCAATAGAAATTATATATTCTTCATTCTCATCAAACACAAAAGGAAACAAATGAGACTGCTCTGGGTTTGAAGCGTTGTAAGTAATACCGTAGTCATAAAGAACTTTAACCCCGTTCTTTTCTTAACGGAGCCTTCAGTCATAACAACCATGTTTTCTAAACGTTCAGCCGAAGCTGCGTAGATGGGCGTATCAGTTCTCATCCTAAGGGAGTCACTGATTTCACCAAACTGAAAGCTGCTAATTGGAACTCGTACTCTTTGCATTAGCTGCGCCTTTCAGCAATAAACCTCGATGTATCTAGCTTGCGAGTTGTCTGCTGCTGAGAGTGCAGCCGCCGAGCTTGTATCATTTGAAAGTTAGCCTTTTGTTCCATTAACGAAGCAAGTTGTGAATCTCTTGCTACAGATACAGCAAGAACACCAGCCATCATATATTGAACAGCCGTGAGAAAGTATGGAGGCCAAGTGGATTCATCAGCACGAAATACAAAGTCAGCTATAACAGCATCGGTAGCCGTTGCATTGCAGAAAGCTTTAGTTCCATAGAGGTCATATTTTATATTCTGCTCGTTGACTGTAATAGCACTAAGCATAATGTAGTCTGCTGGCAATTGATAAGCAGCATCCCATCTTCCTGTAGGCGCTTCAGTTAAACGATTAAGAACAGCTTGATCAGTTGCAAATCTCCAACGTGAATTGGTTAAAGCAGACCTAGCCATATCTTCATACATAGCAGAGCTTACTGTTGCTTCAGCAGTGCCATCCTCAAAAGATTGAATCGCGTCACCTCCAATTAAGAGAGATGCGCGAGAGCATACTTTGATCGGTGTGTTTGCTACATCTGGCATGTTGGTATGGGGGCCGAAGCCCCCAATCCTTTAGCTGTCAGTTGCTGAAATTGTATTACCGTCAACAACGTCAACCGCAGTGGTTGCAACGCCGTTGAAGTAAGTCAATGTAGCTACTGGTGTGCCGCCTGATGCTGAAATGACAAGGATAACGTCATTCATATTTAGCATTGGGTGGGCATCTTCAAAGTAATCTTCAGCACGAACGGTAGAGAATGCTTCTGTGGTTGTGTAGTGCCACAAAGAAACACCAGAAGCACCGCTCAAGCGTGTTAGATTAGCTGAGTTGTAAGCCATTGATCAGTCTCCTTAGTTGTTATCAAGAACTTCGTAGACACCAGTGGCGTCGATAACAATCGCGCCCATAGACATCATAGAAGTTGCAAGGTGTGAGACTTTTTCAGCAACGTAATTGACCTCAGTCTGAACATCAGCATTGATGCCAAGGCCGATAGCTGAAGTGTGGTAAGCAAAGTTTTTGCCACCAGCTACAGCAGAGGTCGAGAATACTTTAAAGCCTAAGAACTCTTTCATTGTCATGCCACCTGCAAACGGCAGGTTTTGTGGCCCAACAAAGTCAGAAGATGCAAACTCATTGATTGCATACAAATCTGCAAATCCCTTTGGAGACATAGCTAGATAACGCTGTCCGTCCTCTGGAACATCTGCAGTACCCATTGTTTCAAACAATGAGAGCAAGTCAGCTTTTTCAAGAGCAGAACCTGTATCATGGATTTGAGTGCCACTAGCACCTGCATCCATTGCAGTAACCAAGATTTCATCAGTCTTACGACCAAGTGCAGCAGCAGCAGATTGCGCTACAGCTTGACGCTCGTTGATGTTGATCTTCAGTTCATCTAGCTTATCAATGTACTCTGGTGCATAGAAGTCGGCCATAGTGGCTTCGACGTTTGTGTGCGCCAGTTCCATTGGAGTGACATTACCATTGCGCGATTTAGTTGTTGCAACGCCTTTTCCAATTACTTGGAAGCGAGCAACAGACCCAGCGACATTGGTAGTACGAACAGTATTGCGAAGCTTAGAACCCATGCGCTGATATGCCATGTGAACTTCAGTCTCAAACTGTTTGATAAAGGCTTGGTCAATTGTATTGGCCATTTATACAGTCCCTATTGAGGTTAAAGTTAGCAACGGGTGTCCGCTCTCTCACGTCTGCAAGGGTATCCTTTCGGGCCTTTCAGTGCATTACGGGCCGTAATGAATCATCGTAAACATTGTTTTGTTTTGGATTGCAACGCACAAATTCAACATATTTGTTACCACCACTCTCAGTAACACCAATAGCTTCGAACCCTAACCAGCTTGACCAGTCCAGCATAAACTCATAATCCGCTAGAATTGTCATGCTCATATGCGTTTGAGTCTTGTCAAAAAAGTCTACCATCATGCGCGATCCACGCGCCATTGCGATAAAGTTTTCCTTAATCTCATCAGAGAACATAGCAAACATTTGAGGAAAGTCCTGATCATCAGAGTGCCAAAGCCCACCAACAGCTAGGAAGCCACCGTTTCCTTTTCTAGCTATGTAACATTCAGAAGACTTTTGCATTTCTTCAATTGCCTTGCGAACAGATAAATATCCTAGAAGCTTTAACTCTCTTCTATTTTCTGGGCTAAGCTTATCTACTACTTCATCTATATGGTCTAAGGTAAAAGGGGTCAGATAATACTGGCCCCTTTGAATGATCTTAACTTCCCTTGTAGATTTGCTGGTAGCCTTTTGTGACTTCATTGATAAAATGCGGGTCGCGCTCTTTCCAGTATCTAGGGTCATTCATCATCTCCCGAAGTTGTTGTTCGCTCGCACCAGCAGTAGCTTGAGTATTGTTGGCAAAAGAACCGTCCTTCATTGCCTCCATTATTGACTCTAGTGCAATGATACCTTCATGGCTTTCGCACATGCGTTCAATTGCTGGGAGTGCATCTTCAGAAAAGAACTTATTTGCAAACAGTGAAGCAGCTTGAATACGATCATTAGCATTATCACCTAGCATTGCTGACTCAGCTTCCATATCTGGCTCACTTCCAGAAATGGCTTGAGCGTACATCTCTATTCCTTTTTGAAACTCTTCTTGACCGTATCCGTTTTCAAACGCATGGTCAGACCACCACTGTAATAACTCACTATCAACAGCAGATTCTTCGTCAATAATGTCAGGCAGTTGATAATCACCAGCAGTTTCAGGGCGATCACCAAAGGCTTCGGCTTGAATTTCTTCTAGTAGCTTTCCTCGAATATCTTCTTCTTTACCGCCTAACTTTGACTCAAGCTCTTTATATGCTTTAGCTAAATCTTCGCCAGTATTGTATTTCTCAGGTAGCCACTCTGGTCTTTCGGGTTGAGTATCTTCAGCAACTACAAAGTCACGAGGCTCTGCCGCAGCAGACTCAGTGCTTTCTGATTCCATTACGCTCATTTGTTCTTACTCCTNTGTGAATGCGCTATTCTCTGCTCAATGAGGCCAACGATATAACGCTGCCCTTCTATATGTCGCAGTTCTTCAGTAGACACATTAGGCCCATTAACCATTTCAATNGTAACGGAACGCAAGTAACGCAGGACTTCTTTGCCTGTTGGCCCTTCGAATATTTGAGCGATGTTGTGGCTTACCTGTCGATCAAGATCAGCAGATCGTTGTATTCCGTCTATTCCGATATTAACCTTCTGGTTCGCCAATCATCTGTCCTTGCTGTTGCTGCGCCATTTGCTGCGCTAATGCAGCTATTTGCTTACGCTGTTCTTCATCACGAATCAAGCTCTCTGGCACACCAAACTTTTTAGCAAGGTGAATTGCTGTTTGCTCACCATCTACTAATAGCTGCAACATCTCAGGTCCAAACGCTCCACCGACCAGTTCAAGAAAGCGAGCAACGCTAGAAATGTCTTGATTAGATTGTGCTTGAGCTAGTGGTGAAACAGAACGAACTTTAACCTCACGTCCATTAACGCTCGGAACTTCAATTCTTCCTTGTTTCTTTAGGATGTAAATTACCCGTTGCAATACAGGCTGAACCAATTCAGCTTGCAGCCTTCCGAATGCAGAGCCTATTCTTCTGGATAGGTCAGCCATACGCTCGGCTACTTCCGTTGCAGTCGCAGGAGTTTTATCAGGGTTTCCAAGCATATCATTATACAAGGCTCGCTTAATATTAAGACGCATATCACTAAGAACAAGTTGCGCTACATCAAAGCGTCCTGCCGCTTGAATTGGCTGAAGCCCCTGACTGCCCATAGCTTTTGGTATGATAGAACCGGGACTAATTGAATAGTATCAGGGTTAATCACACCGTCATCTTCCATCTGGTAAATGCCAGAGATAGCCATCTGAGCGTTCTCAAGGATTAATTCAATGGTAAGATTAGTGGTCTTAACTGCGGATAGCGCATTAATTAACGGACCACGACCATAGATTTCCCCAGCGCATTTAGTCCAGCGAAAGCAAACAAAAGGATTTGACCCTATCCCAGACATGTCTTTTGAATATAGCAGTGTGTTAGTAGTCATGCAGATTGCATAGTGCAGATAAGATTCTTGATTCTTCTTTGAATAATCTCTGCAGACAATCTCAAGTACCGTTGTCTCTCTGCCCTTGCCCATCATATTCATAACTTTTGGATCAAAGGTAGCGTTAGGATAGATAACAGAAAGGTGATCAAATAGAATCTTCTTTCTCTCTCTGTAAACGTGATCGATCTTATCGTCAGGGCCAGTGCTTAAAACAACGTGCGGCAATGGTATTGCTGTAAAGTTTACAGGGTTAATTGCATCGCCTTCTTCAATGCAAAGAATCCCAGTACCTACAGCCAAATCCATAAATGACTCATGAACTTCTTGACTGAAGTTAGAGTTCTGAAGGACTTCGAATACATATTCAGTAACTTCATCTAGCTCATTATCAATGGCTTCTCGTTCAGCAACAGGCACTTCGCTACCAGAAACAAGGTCAGCCCAACGAGCAAAGTTAGGAACTAAGCCAGCCTGTAGTCTGCTTGCAAACTCTTGAACGCCAACTACAGCAGTCTCATCAAATATCTTTTCGTCTCGGCGCTG